CTCTGTGAATTGAGGCTTCCAGCCCTCATTCAAGGCGGCGCAGATGATGCGGAGCTTGAAGTAGGCGAGAATGTCAGGTTCAAGATTTGAATAATTGTCCTCCCATGCTTCGGGGTCATTTATGCCCATTGCTCTTGCAGCGTCTTCAAAGGTCTTGATACGCTCCGTTACGGGGCGATTATCGGCTTTCTGTGCTGTTTCTGAACTCAACTCGGGGAAAAGTGCGAGAAGAAGTTTTTTCCCGCTCTCATCGGCTGTATTGAACGCAGCCCTGACGTTTTCAATTTTGATTTCCATATTCATTACTTTTTAGGTGTTGATGATTTCTTTGACTTGTCTTCTTTGATTTCTCCCGTCTCAGGGTCAACATTGGCAGGTACGGGGGCTGTCCCTGTCGCCTGAGCGATAGCCGCTGCCGCCTTTTCCTGAGCTGTGGCGGTCTTCTTGTCAGCTTCCGCCTGTGCCTTTGCTTCAAGTGCTGGTTTGACGAAGCATTCTTCAACAGAGGTCGTTCCCTCCTTGATAGCGTTCGCCGTTGCTCTCAGTTCAAAAATCTTCTGTTTGTCAATTTCCTGAACTGAGTTCACGCCGAGATATAAGAACAGTTGTTCTTGTTTCACGCCGAGTTTGGCGAAGTACTGAATGACGTTCTGACGGCTCTGTTCAAGGTCAATGGATTGACCGAGCGCAACTTTCTTTACCTCGTTGATGACCCGTTTTGTCACTGCTTTAGGAATGACAGCCAAGACAGCGTTTCTGAATGCGATTGAAGCGGCTGCGTTGCCCGTCACAACCTGCATGTCCTCTGAATAAGTCTTGCCCGACTTTGTTGTTATTCGGCGGTCAACGGTCTTGCATACAGCGAAGTTCGTTTCAAGGTCATGACAGACAGCCTGAGCCGTGATTTTGCGTCCGTCATTCCCGATGATGCGTGTCTGAACTCTCAGGTTGCCCCAAGCCCCCGCAATGATTTCTGCCATACGGATTGAAAGCCCCTCAATGACATTGTCGTTCCCGTTAGCATCCTTTCTTCTGAGAACATAGAAACAATCTTCTGCGGTCTCCTTGTCCATTGTAGCGTAGGTGGCGATAGTGTTCAAGACCCTGTTGATGTCGCGGGGGTACTGTTTCGCCGTTGCGATCTGAATGTCAATTTCAGAACGTGTGATTCCTGCAAGCATTTCAGCCTGTTTGATTTCGATGATTTCGTTTTCCATTTTGTTGATGATTTTATTTGCCCTCTGACTGGTTCGGGCGTTCCGTTGTTATTGACTGTTTCTTTGAGAGAGAGTATCGGGCGAACGTCACGGGTTTCCCTGTGACCCTGTTTATTCCCGTCTCCATTGTCTTTTCGATTTCCAACCCCTCACGTCTCAGGTCACTTATGCGGGAGGCGAGACGGTAACAACCGAAGTCCCTCAACGCTTCAAGACCTGTTATGCTGCCGCCCTCAATGAGCCGCTGTCGTATCAGTTGGTTGTGTGTTGATGTCTGTTTCATGTCAGTTCTTTTTATGGGTTGCTACATAAGTTGTTGCCTTGCTTTGAATTTCATCTGATGTCGGAACACGCCGTTCAAGCATCCATTCCTCCAAGTCAGACTTCTTGAAATACAGTTTGCGGTTCTTCTTGAAGAACGGTATCTTCTTCTCGCTTGTCAGGCGATACAGATAACCTCTGCTAAGCCCCGTGAACAGGAGCGTTTCGTCAAAATCAAGAACCGTCTTTGAGCCGATGAGCGTCAACCGTGAAAGGTTGTCCAGCTTGTCATTCAGGGTTTCAAGTGTGATTGATGCGTCATCCATACTCATACCTCCTCATCCTTTTCGGCTTCATCAAGTTCAGACGGCAGAAGCCCCCGTTTGTGAAGCCATTTTCCGCTCATACAACAGCCCACGAGGTTTACTATGGCGGCTGACTTGATTAACATGAACTGCCCGAAAGTATAGGGCGAATCGGGGGCTTCCTCGCCAGCAAGTATCAGGAATGAGAAAAATCCCCATAGACAAAGTGCGGTCATCAAAGACCATTGAATTACCCGTTTCATATCACTTACAATTTTCGATGTCAAACATGATTGATTTCAGCCCCGTCCGTATGATTTCCTGATACTTCCGTAGTAAATTCAGAAGACGGGCGTTCTCTGAGTTGATTGTTTTGTTAGCCGTTTCAAGGGCTTTGATATACTGTTCATCTGTCAGACCGCTTCGGCTTACCGTGACTTCTTTCACGCTCATGTCGGGGAGAAGCCACCCGAACAACTCCGTCTCCTTGACCGTGACGGTCTTCTTGCTCTCAGTTGTCACAGAGCCGTTTTCAGCCTGTGCCTTGCGCTCCCAATACCGCTCAACATATTTTTTGTTGTACTGATATTTGGCTTTGTTCGCCTCCTTACTTGCCATTGTTGACCTCCTTTGATTTCAGACGTTCTTCAACACGGCGGCGGATCAAATAAATCGTTCCCTGAGAATGAATGCCGTACTTCTTCATCAGGTGTTCGGTCACAACGGTCTTGCTCTGACCCTCAACAGTCATCAGGGAGTTGTACTCGTTGTAGATTGCCAAGTCTCGTGCTTCACGTTCCGTTTGGCAGGGTGTCTTGAATACTTTTGCTTCCATTGTCTTTTATTGATTTGAGATTGATTTTCTGTAATGAATGTCTTCCATACCAGCAGATAAGGTCAGAATACGCCAAAGCCTTTCACGGTCAAATTCCTGTTCTTCTGCACGCTGTTTCATCTCATCGCTCGGGTCACAGTCATACAGGTTGTGTTTGTTGATGAAAGCGGAGAACATCTCAGACATCAGGCGTTTTTTCTCCTTGTTGAACTGACGCTTGTAGAAGTCAACCATATCCGATATTTCGGCATATTGAAGGTCGGTCAGTTCAATGTCAACACGCTTTGCGGAAGAACAATATGTTGCATCGCAGAACGCTTCCGCCTTGCTTCCGAGAACAGCGAGAAGAACATGAATGATAATTTTCATTTCCTCGTTGTTGCGATACTTGAACGCCCGTTTTTTCTTTCCCTCGTTCAACAGGTCTTCAAGGGTCATTCCGTAGCGTCTCAACTGAGCTTCAAGAAGCCGTTTGGCGTTCTCAGCCTCACCGCCGCATCCCCTCTCAGCGAGAGCGAGAAGTTTTCTGAGTTTGTCTGTAATTCTTTCCATATCAAATAATTTACTTATCAGTTTATTTCCGATTTTATATCTTATTTCGTATCTTTGTCCGCATATAAAATTGAATAACGGTGCAAATATAAACAAAGTAATGATTTTGAAAAAGAAAATCGAAATAAAATTTATATTTTAACAATAATTGCGGTTTTGAATGGAAGCACTCAGGCGGATAAAAAAGGTCATAAATTGGCTTATCTTTAAGGAGATAGCCTCAAATGAAAGGGAATTGGCAGAAGTCATGGGTTACACGAAATCATCGTTCTCTCAGATTGTGACGGGCAAAGTCCCCATAGCGGACAAGTTCCTGAATAAACTCTGTTCTCTTGATGAAAATATAAACTTTGTTTGGGTAAAGACTGGCGAGGGAGAAATGTTCGTTTCCGATAGCCTGAACAGTCAAATGACAGTTCCGAAAGACGTGTGGAGCGTCATTAAGAAACAGGCTGAAAGCCTTTCAGCCCGTGACCGACAGATAGATGAACTGATGGGGCTTCTGAAAGAGCAAATTCAGGAAAACAAAAAAATGCTTGCCCGTCAGGAAGACAATGCCACCTCTGCCGCTGCCGTATAGTGATAATAGGGAAAAGTGTTTGTAAAGTTCCAAAATACTGAGAATATGAACTTGAATATGAATAAGAGGCTTGAAGAAATAATAAGATATAAGACAGGAGGGGAGAAGAAAGCCTTTGCCACCCTGCTGAATTGGTCGCCGCCTTATCTCTCAAAACTTCTGAAAGGCGTTGACTTCGGCTTGCAGCCCGTCATATCAATCATCGAGGCTATGCCTGAGATAAACGCCCGCTGGTTCTTGACGGGACAGGGGGAAATGCTGAACAGCGAGAAACAGGCGATGTTGCGCCGAGAAGCGATAGGACACGTTCAGCGGGTCATGGAGCTTGAACGCTTTATCCCCGTGATGAACCCCGAAGAACTCAGGGCGTTTGAACTTGAAGTCAGGGGCGGCAAGAAAGCCGATTTCAGCCCCGACACGCTCAAATCGTGGGAAGAACGCCTGAACATACGCGAAGAAGAAATAAACATGAAATTCGCCGCTGCAGCGGCTAAATCAGACGAATTATGCAGACAGAAGACAGTCAGAAAGTGATACGCCGTTTCTTTGAGGCTCTTTACCGCCTGAAAGATGACGGTCATATAAGGGGGAAGCAAACCTTTACCCGTGAATTTGACATCAACCGCTGGAACCTGAACACGCTTGAAAAAGATATGTCAAGGGACATTTTTCAGACGGCTTGGCTGACTTATCTCGTGAAAGAATACAAGGTCTCAGCCCGCTGGCTTCTGACAGGCGAGGGGGACTTCTATGAGACAAGAACGGGGGCAAAGCCGTGAAGCCGCCCCCGTCTCTCATTCTTCATTGTCATCAGCGGAGAAGATGTCAGGTATCATCGACACCGCTTCCTGCTTCTTCTTGTCAAGAACCTTTGCATAGACCTGTGTCGTTGAAATTTCCTTGTGTCCGAGAAGTTTCTGAACAGTATAGATGTCAGCTCCTAAATCCAACATCAAGACGGCGAATGTATGCCGTCCGCTGTGAAATGTGATGTCTTTTGTTATACCCGCCCTGACAGCCCACATCCTCAGTTCGGTTATCATATATGAACTGTATTTGAACCCGACAAAAACACGGTCATCAGGGTCTCGCCTTTGACCCATGTACTGAACCGCCTGCGGATTGATGTCAAGATATTCCTGCCCGCCCGTCTTTTTCTGTTTGAAGATGATCCGTGTGAACTCCCCTTGCTGTTGAACCTCTCTCCAGCGGAGCTTCTCAATATCTGACTTGCGAAGCCCTGTCAGACAGGAGAACATGAAAGCGTTCTTCAAGGCGGGATATTTGCAATGAGCCGCCGCCATAGCTTTGACTTCTTTCAAGGTCAGATAACATCTTTCCGTCTCCTCTTGCTTGAAGCCCTCAATTCCCCGCAGAGGGTTGTGCGGGATTATCCTGTCTTCAAAAGCCTGATTGATACAGGCACGGACTTTATTGAAATAACTGACCTTGCTGTTCTGTGATAGTGGCTTTGTGACTTCATCCGTTGTGATTGTCTTACGCTTGTCTCGGCAACGGGCGGTCTTGTCAAGGTATTCGCGGAAACTGATAATCCATTCAGGTGTCACGTCCCTGAACGTCATGTTCGGTTTACAGAACCTTTCAAGGTGTTTGAGACAACTGTACCAGTTGCCCCAATTCCCTTTGCTTTCAGGATTGCCGTGACGCTTCTCGCACAACATCCTGTAATAGTCAAGAAAGTTTGTGTCAAGTTTATAAGCGGCGTTGAAGCCGTATTCCCCGTTTTGAAGCTCGACAACACGCTTCGCCCTTATCGCCTCTGCAAGCTGAAGCGTCTGGCGGTTCTTTTCCTTGTCTTTCCTGTTTGTTTCAGGGATAAGATAAAGTTTCAAATACTCATAAGACCTTTTCCCGTTCAGATAAATGTCAAGGTAAAGGGTCGTGTTGCCCGAAGCGGTCTTGCGCTGTCTGAGCCTTATCGGTTCTTTTGATTGTCCCATGATTTTTGTTGCTTTTGTTGCTGTTTCCGTTACGAGCAACAAAATAACAACAAAAAAATGATAAAACGGATATAACTCATAAAAAATTTCGCTCTCATTCCGACCGTTCTCAATTCATTGAGTTTCAGCCGATATTTCACTTGAATTATATCCGTTTTATATCTGATTTTACTTTTGATTTTTGAACTTCATTTTCCGATGCAAAAATTCTTGAAAATATTCCCGAGGACTTCGTCGGTGGAGATTTCGCCGAGGATGGAGCCGAGGTGGTAGAGGGCTTCGCGGAGGTCCTGCGAGACAAGGTCAGTCGCGGTTCCAAAGGAGAGGCCTGATTTGACTCTTCCAAGGGCAGTTGACGCGGAGGATAGCGCTTCGAGATGGCGGATATTTGTAACAAGGACAGCGTCCGTATTTTCCTTCAGGTCTTTCTGTGTGTCGGAAAGAAGTGATTTCAGCCCATCAATCCCGGCTTTTTCGCGAGCAGAGATGGCTACTACTTTAATTTTGTCATTATCAATAAATGAAACATATTTGTTAATGCAAATAACATTTTTGTTACACAATTCTGTGCCAATACCACTATCCATGCCAGATGCAGCATAACCAACTGGTTCACAATCTGTCCCGACCAATGCATCGCATTTGTTCAGAACAATGATGATGTCCTGCCTGTCAGGGTCGGTGTGGGAAAGGATTTCTCTGATTTCCCTGCAGTTTTCTTCAAAAACCCGGGAAGCATCGACAACCCCGAGGACGATCTGCGCTTCATGCAGTTTTTTATAGGACCTTTCTATTCCTATTTTCTCGACAGTCTCTGCCGTCTCCCTCAATCCTGCAGTGTCTATAAATCGGAAAAGCACCCCGCCCAAATTCATCGTTTCTTCCACAGTGTCCCTTGTTGTCCCGTGAATATCCGACACAATTGCCCGCTCCTCGCCAAGCAGGGCATTGAGCAGCGTACTTTTGCCCACATTGGTCGCTCCGACAAGGGCAACAGGCACCCCGTTCTTGATGGCATTCCCTGCGCGGAACGAATCCATGAGTCTGCGAATGTGCGCCATGACCCCGTCTACAAGCGAATTCAGCCTGCCCCTGTCCGCAAACTCCACATCCTCATCGCTGAAATCAAGCTCCAGTTCCATCAAAGACACGATTTCCAGCAGGCTGGCACGCATCGTCTTCAGTTCTGAAGAGAAGCCCCCTTTAAGTTGGTTGACGGCAATTCTGTGAGAGGCGGCACTTTGGGCGGCAATCACATCCGCAACAGCTTCCGCCTGCGCAAGGTCCATTTTCCCGTTAAGAAACGCCCTCTGCGTAAACTCTCCAGGCTCGGCCGGACGCAATCCCAAGTCCACGAGCAATGCTGAAATTTCGCTTACAATATATGATGAAGCATGGCAGGAAATCTCCACTGAATCTTCGCCTGTATATGAATGGGGCGCGCGGAACACGCTGGCAATCACTTCGTCCAGCAGACGACCGTCTTTTCCTGAGATCTGTCCGAAATGCATCCTGTAACCTTTGGATTCAATTATCTGTTGATTGGGACAGGCACATGAAGCCTCACATTTAAAATCTCCATTGCCACGCCTGCTCTCATCCGATATGTCAGCGGAAGCGACGGGATGGACGAGTGCGGCTGCAGCCGGGATTGCTTCAGGTCCGCTTATCCTTATGACTGAAATCGCTCCCGTGCCGGGAATTGTTGCAGGCGCAAATATCGTGTCTTCGCTATGGTCGGTATACATGATGCAAAACATTAAATTAGACCGTCCTTTCAAGAGCAGATTCTTTCAGAACGGGACGCAAAAATAAGAACACTTCTCAATTATGTCAAATTTTCCGCTGATATAAACAGATATAACAAGTATTCAGAAATTTTTTGCCCTTCGTCCGAAATAATAATGTAAATCGTGAGATTTTCACTATCTTCGCAACCTGAAATGTTGAATCTGTAAACATATCAGACATTATGGATAAAAAACTTGGTGCTGTGCTCCGGCTGGAGAACGGAATGGAATTCAAAGGCTATTCTTTCGGCTATGAGCACTCTTGCGACGGTGAAGTCGTCTTCTCTACGGCGATGGTCGGTTATCCCGAAAGCCTTACGGATCCTTCTTACTCAGGACAAATTCTTTGCGTTACATATCCTTTGATAGGGAATTACGGAGTTCCCGACGAAGGAGTGGACGAATGGGGAATCTCGAAGAATTTCGAATCCGACAAGATCCATGTCCGTGGAGTCGTAATCTCGGACTATTCTGAAAAATACAGCCATTGGGATGCTGTGAAGAGCCTCGGAGACTGGCTGAAAGAGCAGAAGATCCCGGGAATCTATGGAGTCGACACCCGTGAAATCACCAAGATATTGAGGGAAAACGGATCCATGCTCGGCATGATCGAGATAGAAGGGGAGCCTAAGAGTTTCCCTGTGCCCGACCCGAATCTGGAGAACCAGGTTGCCGTGGTAAGCTGCAAGGAGGTAATCCGTTACGGGCACGGCGACAAGAAGGTGGTCCTCGTGGATTGCGGTGTGAAGCACAACATCCTCCGCTGCTTTATCCGCAGGGGAGTGGAGCTGATAAGGGTGCCATGGGACTATGATTTCAACACCATCGACTATGACGGCCTTTTCATCTCGAACGGTCCAGGAAACCCTGAGTTCTGTGACATTACGGTACGCCACATACAGGAAGCGATGACCAAGGGCAAGCCGATATTCGGCATATGCATGGGGAACCAGCTGCTCTGCAAGGCAGGAGGTGCCAAGACATACAAACTGAAATACGGACACCGCAGCCACAACCAGCCTGTCAGGATGGTCGGGACCAACAAATGTTTCATAACTTCCCAGAACCACGGTTTTGCTGTGGACAATAAGACTCTCGGTAAGGACTGGGAACCGCTGTTCATCAACATGAATGACGACACAAACGAGGGCATCAGGCACAAGTCCATGCCATTCTTCTCATCACAGTTCCACCCTGAGGCTTCCAGCGGCCCTACAGACACGGAATTCCTTTTCGACGAATTTATTTCCAAATTATAAAGACAGAGCCATGATAGATGCAAATATAAAGAAAGTGGTAATCCTCGGATCCGGAGCACTGAAAATCGGTGAGGCCGGCGAGTTTGACTATTCCGGTTCACAGGCCCTCAAGGCATTGAAGGAAGAAGGGATAGAGACTGTCCTTATAAATCCGAATATCGCGACTGTCCAGACCTCCGACCAGGTGGCGGACAAGATATATTTCCTGCCTGTCACCCCTTATTTCGTGGAAAAGGTGATACGCAAGGAGCAGCCACAGGGAATATTGCTGGCATTCGGCGGACAGACAGCCCTGAACTGCGGAGTGGAACTGTACAAAAGCGGAGTGCTCAAAGACAATAATGTCAAGGTTCTCGGCACACCGGTCCAGGCAATCATAGATACTGAGGACAGGGAGCTCTTCGTGGAGAAGCTCGACCAGATCAATGTCAAGACAATAAAGTCACATGCAGCCCAGACCCTCGATGAGGCAAAGGCGGCAGCCGCAGCCCTGGGCTATCCTGTGATAATCCGCGCCGCATATGCACTCGGAGGCCTCGGATCAGGCTTCTGCGACAACGAGGCGGAGCTGGAAGAGACTTGCGAGAAAGCCTTTTCCTTCTCTCCCCAGGTTCTTGTGGAGAAATCCCTGAAAGGCTGGAAGGAAATCGAATATGAGGTTGTCCGGGACAAATACGACAACTGTATCACAGTCTGCAACATGGAGAATTTCGACCCTCTCGGCATCCATACGGGGGAGAGTATCGTAGTTGCTCCGTCACAGACGCTTACCAATGCAGAATACCACTATCTGCGCGAACTTTCCATCAAGATTGTCCGCCATATAGGAATTGTAGGTGAATGCAATGTGCAGTATGCGTTCAATCCGGATGCAATGGACTACAGGGTAATC